GCTGTACGACAACATATCTCCTTTGATACAGGGGGCCGGCCGGGCGGCCGGTCCCCTATTCGCAAATGAATTTTTGGAGGGCACCGTGTGAAAACAATCTGTCGCGGGCTTGGCCCGCTCCCGCTCCTGTTGCTGCTGACGTTGCTGATGGTGCTGTCCGCCGGCGCTGCCATGGCCGCCGAGCTGACCTTCGGCTGGCTGCCGAATACCGAAAAAGACCTGGCCGGCTACCGCATCCATTACGGCACCGATTCGCGTATTTATACCGGCGCCGTGGATGTGCTGCTGCCGCCCGTCACGGACGGGCAGGTGCGGGCCACCATCACCGTGCCCTACGGCAGCCGCTATTTCGCCGCCACCGCCTATACCGATTCCGGGGTGGAGAGCGATTATTCCAACGAGGTGACGGCGGTCATCCCGCCCAGCTCGCCCGGCGGCTTTGAGGTCGAATCCGCCAGCGTCACCTACTATTTCGTGCCGAAATGACGCCCCATTTCAAGCGCGGAGAGCTGATGTGCAAGTGCGGCTGCGCCCGGGCCCAGATGTCGCCAGGCTTCCTGCAGCGGCTGGAGTCGCTGCGGGTGGCGTTTGGCAAGCCGATGATCATCACCAGCGGCTACCGCTGCCCGCGCCACAACAGTCTGGTATCGAAAACAGGCATCGCCGGGCCGCATACCACGGGCCTGGCGGTGGATGTCTCGGTGGCCGGGCCGGATGCCTATTTATTGGTGCTGATCGCCCTGCAGATGGGGTTTACCGGCATCGGCGTACAGCAGGCCGGGCCGCATGTGGGCCGGATCATTCATATTGATGATCTGCCGCTCGCCGTGGGCGATCGCGCCCCGCGGCCGCGGATCTGGAGCTATTGAGATTGCGGAATGCGGAATGCGGATTGCGGATTGTACGGGCATGCCGTGCCCCAACGGAGGAAGAGACAATGAAAGGATGGAAAACATGGCTGGCGGCCGTTGCCATCGGCATTCTTGGCGTGATTGACATCATCAACGGCGACGTGCCGGCCGGCATCGAGAAGATTGCCGGCGGCCTGGCCCTGATCGGCATCGGCCACAAGATCGAAAAGGGGCTGAGCCTGTAATGCCGCCCGAAGAACCGATGGATGAGGGCGATATCGCCGCCGACTACCAGGCCAGGCACAACCAGGACGCCATCGCCCGGGTTGTTGGGGTACGGCATGTTGGGGCACGGCATGCCGTGCCCTTACAGGCGCCGGCGACACATTGCGAATGGTGCGAGGTGGAGATCCCGGCCGGACGGCGGGCCGCTGCGCCAGGGTGCACGCTGTGTCTCGATTGCCAGGCCGTCAAAGAGCGGCTGCCAGGGAGGTTGTAATGGAGGATGATCTGTTTCGCTGGCTGCCGGTGGTCAGTATCGTGGTGCAGGCAGTAATGGGCTGGGTGCTGTGGAGCCTCAAGCAGCAATTCGTCTCCCGCCGGGAATGCGATGACTGCCGCAAGGAGACAGCCAAAAAAGTGGATAAGGCGGATGACCGGATAAACGATATTGATTCGGATGTCGGCAAACTCCCGGAGCGCCACGAGTTGACGGATCTGTCATCCCAGATCGTTTCGCTCACAGAAAAGCTTGGAAAGTTGGACGGCAGACTGGCAGGGATCAATAGAGCAGTGGATCTGCTCAATCAACATCATCTCAGGGTGGGAGCATGAACGAATACGAAAAACTGGTCCAGGCCGACATGCGGCTGGTGATCCTGCGGCTGCTGGCCCAGGATCCGGATTACAGCCACAACGAGTATGTGCTGCGGGCAGCCCTGAAGCAGCTCGGCCACAGCACCAGCTACGACCGGCTGCGCACGGAACTCTCCTGGCTGGCCGAGCAGGGCCTGGTTGGCACCGTTGACACGGCCGGCGTGCTGGTGGTCAAGCTCACCGCCAGGGGGCGTGACGCGGCCGAAGGGGCCGTGATCGTGCCCGGCGTCAAGCGGCCGGAGCCGGAGCTGTAGGCATGGGCCAACCATCCACCATCAAGACCCTGCCGCCGGACATCCTGGAGAGACTGCACGAGCTGCTCCGCGATCCGCGCGTCACCCAGCTCGATGCCACCGCTAAGATCAACGAGATTCTGCGACAGGAAGGGCTGGAGCCGGTGAGTAAAAGCGCGATCAACCGCTACGACCTGGAAATCCGCAAGGTGGGCGAACGGCTGCAGCAGAGCCGGGAGATCGCCCAGGTGCTGATCGGCAAGCTCGGCGCCGCCCCCCAGGGGCAGACCGGATTGCTGGTCAATGAGATCGCCAGGAAGATCTGTTTTGATCTCTCGCTCAAGCTCGATGACGTCGTACTTGATGAGGAAACCATGCCTGGCGTCATGAAGATGGTGAAAGATCTTGCTCTCGCCGTGCAGCGGCTGGAGGCATCGAGCACCATAAATGTCAAGCGGGATGCGGAGATCCGCAAGAAAGCCCTGGCCGATGCAGCCGAGCAAGCCGGCCAGGTGGCCAAACGCAGCGGCATGAGCGCCGCGACCGTGCAGCAGATTAAAACAGAAATTCTGGGAATACCGCAGGAATGAATGTGATGCTGCCAAATACTGCGCTGTCCGATGTGCCGGCGGTGCTGCTGCCCTACCAGCAGGCCTGGATCGCCATGGACGATCAGCTTAAGGTAGCGGAAAAGAGCCGCCGTATCGGCCTGACCTGGGCGGAAGCGGCGGACGATGTACTGATCGCGGCGGCGGACGGCGGCCAGAATGTCTATTACATCGGCTACAATCAGGATATGGCGATTGAGTATGTCGAGGCCTGCGCCATGTGGGCCAGGGCTTTTGACCGGGCGGCCAGCGAGGTTGAGGAAGGTCTGTGGGATGACGGCAAGGAGGATATCAAGACCTATACGATCCGTTTCCCCGGCTCGGGCAGGCGGATCGTCGCCCTCTCGTCCAGGCCCGCCAACCTGCGCGGCAAGCAGGGCGTGGTGGTTATCGATGAGGCTGCCTTCCACGATAAACTCAGCGAGCTGCTCAAGGCGGCCCTGGCGCTGCTGATCTGGGGCGGGCGGGTGCGGGTGATCTCCACCCATGACGGGGTGGGTAATCCTTTTAATGAGCTGATTGGTCTGATCAAGGCAAAAAAACGCAAAGGGGCCGTTTTTCGCACCGACTTTACCGAGGCGGTCGCCCAGGGGTTGTACCGCCGGGTCTGCCTGCGTCTCGGCAAAAAGTGGAACGTCGAGGCGGAAGCGGCCTGGGTGCGGGATGTGTATGACTTCTATGGGGATGACGCCGAGGAAGAGCTTGACGTGGTTCCCAAGGAGTCGGCCGGGGCCTATATCTCCGGGGTGCTGATCGAGGCCCGCATGCAATTGATTCCGGTCCTGCGCTTGGCCAAGAAAGACGATTTTGGCCAACTGCCCGAGTATCTGCGCCGGGCGGAAATCGATCTATGGTGCCGGGAAACATTGTTGCCGCTGCTGGATATGCTTGACCCGGCACGCGAGCATGTGCTCGGCGAGGACTTTGCCAGGTCAGGCGATCTCACCGTTCTGTCGCCGGCGGAAATCGGCCAGGATCTGGTCAGGCGGGTACGGTTTCAGGTGGAGCTGCGCAATATGCCCTTTGCCCAGCAGCGGCAGATACTCTGGTTCATCCTGGACAGGCTGCCACGCTTTCGCGCTGCGGCCCTCGATTCCAGGGGCAACGGCCAGCAGTTGGCCGAGGAGACCGCCGACAGATACGGCCATTACCGGATTTTTCAGGTCATGCTGTCGGATAAGTGGTACGGGACCGAACTGCCGGCATTTAAGCAGGCGTTCGAGGACGCCACCATCGAGGTGCCGCGTGATGCCGATGTCAAAGACGATCTGCGGGCTATGCAGGTAATCGGCGGGGTTCCGAAGATCCCGAAAACGACCGGCCAGGGGAAAAAGGGAGAACGGAGGCACGGAGATTCGGCGATTGCCCTGGCGCTGATGTGGTTTGCCAGCAGCCAGGACGTCGGCGACACCACCATCCATTCCGCCCTGCCGCGGGAAAGCACCGATATGCTGAGGGGATTCTGATATGCCAGGACTGTACGTCAGCCCGAATAAATACCTCGAATTTGAGGAGAAGCCGGCGGTTGCCGAGCTGGAGAGCGAGATCGCCTCCCGCTCGGCGGCCTGGGATTTCTACGGCCTGATCGGTCTGTTGCCTGATCCGGATCCGATCCTCGCCAAGCGCGGCGACGGGGCCGAGATCCTGGATGGCCTGACCGCCGACGGGCATGTGATGTCCGTCATTCAGACCCGCAAGCTCGGCACCCTCAAAAAAGAATTCCGCTGGCAGCCCGGCGTGGTGGGCGACAAGGAGCCGGACCAGGCGGCCAAAAAGCTGAGCGCCATGCTGGCCGAGGATATGGCGCAGTTCAGTCTGTATGATCTGCTCTCCGAGGTGCTGGATGCCCCCTACTTCGGCCTGACGCCGATCGAAATCAACTGGGTGTCCGGCCAGGGCGGCATGCGCATCAGCAAACTGCGCGGCCTGCCGCACCGCTGGTTCGGTTTCTCCGAGGAGAACGATCCGCGCTTTATCAGCAAAAACAACCCGTGGGAAGGCGAGGAGCTGCCCTATGGCAAGTTCGTCTTTGCCCGCCACTTCCCCACCTATGACAATCCTTTCGGCCTGCGGCTGCTGTCCCGCTGCTTCTGGCCGGTGATGTTCAAAAAGGGCGGCTGGAAGTTCTGGGTCAAGTTCATTGAAAAGTATTCCATGCCGTTCCTGCTGGGCCGCTACCGGCAGGGGGCAAGCCCGGCCGAGCAGGCTGAGGTGCTGGCCAAACTGGCCGCCATGGTGCAGGACGCGGTGGCGGCGGTACCGGAAGGCACCACGGTGGAGCCGCTCAGCATCGGCGACAAGGCCGGCTCCTCCGACCTCTACCTGCGGTTCTCCGGCGCCATGGACGCTGAGATCAGCAAGGTGATCATGGGCCAGACGCTGACCGCCGAGGTGGGCGACAAGGGCTCCTACGCCGCGGCCAAGACCCATGAAAACGTGCTGGATGTCTACCGCGAGGCGGATCAGCGGCTGGTGAAAGCAACCATGGACGCGATCGGCCTGGTCTATGCCACGGTGAATGCCCCAGGGGTGCCGGCGCCGACCTTCTCCTGGTTCGAGGAGGAAGAGCCGCAGCAGGAATTCGCCGACCGGGACAAGACATTGACCGACAGCGGGGTGAAGTTCAAAAAGCCGTATTATGTGCGTCGGTATGGTCTGAAGGAAGACGAATTTGATATTGCGGATTGCGGATTGCGGAATGCGGATTTAACGGCAACGGCAAAAGATAAAGGCGGCCAGTTTGCCGAGGCGGATCCGCAATCCCTTGACGATCTGCTGGAAGAGAAAATGGCCGTTGAGGCGGATCAGGCGATCGGCGCCATGGTCGACCAGGTGCGGGCGCTGGTGATGACGGCCGGCAGCCTGGATGAGGTGCGGGACGGCCTGCTGTCGCTCTATCCGGAGATGAATCCGGACCAGTTGGCCGAGGTGCTGAGCCTGGGGCTCACCGGCGCCGATCTGGCCGGCCGGCTCGATGTCAGGGGTGATATGGATGGCCGTTAAGACCGAGCTGATCAACCTGGAGGTCAAGGGCAAGCCGGTCAAGGACGCGGTCGATTATCTGGCCGCCAAGGTGAATATGCCCACGGACCACTGGTATGATCTGCGGGGCGAGATGCATGCCAGGGCATTCGTGGTGGCCGGAGCGACCAAGAGCGAGCTGCTGGCCGGCTTCCACAATGCCATTAATAAGGCCATCGGCCAGGGCACGACCCTGGAGGAGTTCCGCCGCGATTTTGATAAGCTGGTGGCGGCCCATGGCTGGGACTACA